GTCGGTGAGCGCGCCGGTCCGCACCATCGCCGGTCAGCAGGACGTGGCGCTGCAGCTGCTCGACCAGTCCCCGATCGCCTTCGACGAGGTGATCTTCTCGGACCTGATCGCCGACTACAACATGAAGCTGGACCTGCAGGTCATCAACGGTTCCGGCTCGGCCGGCCAGGCCACCGGCATCCTGAACGTCGGCAGCCTCAACTCGGTGACCTACACCGACGCCAGCCCGACCCTGCCGGAGCTGTGGCCGTCGTTCGCACAGGCCGCATCCCAGGTCGAGAAGAACCGCAAGATGCCCGCCCTGGCGACGTTCATGACGCCGTCGATGTGGTACTGGATCGCCTCCCAGCTCGACAGCTCCAACCGGCCGCTGGTGCAGATCGAGAGCGGCACCGGCTTCAACGTCCTGGGACTCCAGACCGGCGCCGTCTCCGAGGGCCCTGCCGGCCGCGTGATGGCGCTGCCGGTCCTGACCGACGGCAACATCCCCTCCAACCTCGGCGCGGGCACCAACGAGACCCGCATCATCACCGCCCGCACCTCCGACCTTTACCTGTTCGAGGGCAGCATGCGCACCCGCGTGCTCCAGGAGGTCCTCTCCGGGACGCTGCAGGTGCGCTTCCAGGTGTGGAACTACTTCGCCTTCATGGGCAACCGGCGCCCGGAGGCCATCTCGGTCGTCTCCGGGACCGGCCTGATCCCGGCGGCCGGCTACTGATCCCGCCAGCTCCCCGGGCCGTCGTTGAGGGTGCGGCGGCCCGGGGTCACTTCCCCCAGTGAGGAGAGTCGCGATGCATGATCGCGTCGCTGAACTGGCCGGGCTCCGTAACGAGCTGGCCAGCTGCACGAACGGACCGCGCGTGAGCGAGGTCCAGGCCCAGATCGATCGCGTCCGCGGCGAACTGACCGCCGAGGCCGAGAAGCTGGAGGACCGGGCGGAGCACCTCGCCGAGGCCGGGCAGGACATTCCCGCCGCGCAGGCCGCGGTTGCCGCGCGGGAGATCCGCACGGCGCTGCAGGGCGACGAGCCCGAGGCCACCGCAGCAAAGGGCCGCAGCAAGCGCACCACGGCGGCCGCGAAGGCGCCCGAGACCCGGGGCGGAGGCGCCTGATGCCGCTGACCAACGGACGCTACCCGTCCAAGAACCGCGAGTGGATGCTGTCCGGGCAGCCGGGCAGCACCTACCGCTCGAACCTCGACCGGGCCGCGGTCGTCAACGACTTCGCGTCGCTGACGACTCAGACGATGCAGTCCACCGCCCTGTACCTGCAGGCAGGTGACCTGGTCACGAACCTGACGTTCAAGTCCGGTGCGACTGCCGCCGGGACGCCCACGAACTGGTGGTTCGCGCTCTACGACGACAGCAACACACCGGTCCTGCTCGCGCAGACGGCGGACCAGCTGACGGCGGCATGGGCGGCGAGCACCGCCAAGACGCTGGCCCTGGCCACTCCGTATGCGGTGCCCCGCTCGGGGATCTACCAGGCCGCGGTCATGGTCAAGGCGACCACTCCGCCGAGCCTGCTCGGCGCGGCTACGGTCGCGGCCGCGGTCTCCGGGTTCGTGACCGGCGACCTGGTCCTGGCCCAGAACTCGGGCGCCTCCCTGACCGGCACGGCCCCGGCCACGATCACCGGCGGCTCGGCGATCGGGTTCGTGCCGCGCGTCGTCGCCACCTGAGACGGGAGGGGGCGTCATGTGGCTGATCTACTTCTCGGGACAGGATGTACGGCTGACCGAGACGGTCCTCGACGACGCAGGCGCCCCCGCCACCGGCACGGTGTCCGTCGTCCTGACCGTCACCGACCCCACCGGCGCCGTCACCACCCCGTCCGTCACCGCGGGCACGGGCGGCGGCCAGTACGTGGCCGTCGTCCCGGCGGTCGCCCAGGCCGGGGTGTGGCTGTACCGGTGGACGGCCAACGGCACCGGGGTCGGGTTCGTCAGCGAATCGCAGTTCGAGGTACGGCCGCCGATGATCGGACAGGTCGTCAACCTCGCCTCGGCCAAGGCACACTGCAAGATCCCGGCCAGCGACACGTCCGTCGACGCGGACATGCAGGGCTTCATCCTCGCCGCCGGCGAGCAGGCCCGGGACGTGGTCGGCCCGATGCTGCCCGAGCAGCACACCGAGTGGCACAACGGCGGCAACCCGACGATCACGGTCGACTGGCTGCCGCTCGCCTCCGTCCAGTCGGTCACCGAGTACGTGTCCGCGTCCACCTGGGTCCTCACCGAGCAGCCGCTCGGCACCTCGACGGACGCCTACGGGTACACCGTCGACCTCGACCGCGGGCAGATCACCCGCCGGGCCACCGGCGGCGCCGTCTGCTTCCCGGGCGGCATCAAGAACGTCAAGGTCGTCTACACCGCCGGACGCTCCGGGGCGATCCCCTGGACCGTGCGCCTCGGCGCCCTGGAACTCATCCGCCACCTGTGGCAGCTGACCCAGCAGGGCGGCCGGCCCCGCTTCGGCGGCGCCTCCCTGGACGGCGAGGGCGGCGGCGTTCCCACCGGGTTCGCTCTCCCGCAGCGCGTACTGGAGCTGTGGCAGCCGCAGAAGCGCCCACCGGGGATCGCATGACCACGCCCATCGGGGACATCCCCGCGTCGTCCATCCCCGGCGCCCGGACCTGGATCTTTGACGGGGTCAAGGCCCAGCTTGCCGACCAGCCGGACACCTTGGTCTGCCTCGACGAGCCGGGGCCGTACCAGCCGGACGAGATCGTCATGGTCGGTGACGTCCACCAGCAGTACAACCCGGAGAACGTGGTCGGCTCGGGCGGGGCGTACTGGCTGCGCGAGGACTACACGATCACCGTCGTCGTCGACGTGTTCGGCGGCGGCGACCACCCCGACCTTGTGTTCGCGCGCGCCCGCCAGCTCGCCGACCTGGTGGTCGCCGTCGTGCGCTCCGACCCCTCCCTCGGCGGCGCCGTCGACCGCGGCAAGCCCGGCTTGGTGCAGCACACCTCCGGCTGGGACCCCGACCACAAGGGCCGCCAGACCGTCATCGAGATCGGCATCGACTGCCTCAAGACCCTGTAAGGGAGGGCGCCATGCGGCTGCTCTACACCGGCGACGCCGGCACGTACTACCCCACGCTCGGGCTCACTCCCGCACCGGGCACCGTCTACGAACTTCCCGCCGATCCGGGCGACGGCTGTTGGCTGCCCGAAGAGAAGCCCGCCAAGAAGGCCTCGACGGCCGCGCAGACCAAGGAGGGCAGCGATGCCTAAGCCGTCCCATCTCGCAACACTCGGCGTGGCCAAGGAGACCGTGCCCGGCACGGCCGTCGCGCCCACCAAATGGGTGCCCTACAAGACACTCACGCCCAAGGACGACGTCAACCTCATCGAGGACACCGGGCAGCGCGGCGCCCCGGTGGACGTCTACGGCCTGTACCCGGGGCAGAAGGGTGCCGAGCTCGACCTCGGCGGCGACGTGTTCGCCGACACCATCGGCTGGATGCTCGCCTCGGTCCTGCCCGACCTCGTCACCACGGGCAGCTCCGCCCCGTACTCGCACGTCTTCAGCACGCTGTGCACGGGCGACACCCAGCCCACCCCGCAGACCTGGACGATCTTCGACCCGCTGAACACCTGGCAGTACGCCGGTGCCCAGTTCTCCGAGCTCGGGTTCAAGTGGAACGCCGACGGCCTGTTCGAGTGGACCGCGAAGGCCCAGACCTGGCCGTACACGACGACCACCAGCCCGACGCCGTCGTTCACCGGCGTGGCCCCGGTCGCGAACTGGAACATCACCAACCAGATCGCCGGAGTCGCGACGTTCGTGCAGGACGGCGAGCTGACGATCAAGCGGAACATGACCGCGATCCGCGGCTCGGCCGGCACCCAGAACCCGTACCGGATCTGGACCGGCGACGTGTCCGTCGAGGGCAAGTTGTCGCTGGTCATGGAGAACACCACCCAGCGCACCGCGTTCCAGGCCGGGACGGTGCAGTCCTTCGACTGCATCTACACCCAGGGCGCCGCGGCCACCACCAACGGCCTGACGCTGCACTGCTCGCAGGTCGCCTACACCGAGGGCACCCCGTCCTACGGCAAGGAGTACATCGAGCTCCCGGTGTCCTTCAAGGCGATCAGCAACACGAGCGACGTCGGCGCCTCGGCCGGCTACAGCCCCATCAAGGCGACGTTGCAGAACGCCATCGCCGCGAGCATCTACAAGTAAGAAGGGCTCACCCTCATGAGCATCACCCGCCACCAGCTGGCCGACGGAGCGTGGGCCGAACTGCGCGCGATGGACGACACACCCGAGCGGCTGCGCCGCCCCGTGCGCACGATCCAGATGAAGCTCGCGCAGAACCCGGCGTTCGCCGAGGTCATCCAGGACGCACAGAAGAGCGGCGTCCAGGGCATGCAGGACATCGACGAGACCCGCGCCGTGCAGATGGCCACGGCCATGGGCGACGACGCCCTGCAGCTGATGGACGATCTCAGCGACCGTCTCATCATCAGCAGGGTGGTTGGCTGGTCCTACGGCAGCGAGGTCACCCTCGACGCGCTGCAGGACCTGCCCGGCCGCGTCTACGACGAGCTCAAGGCACTGTGTGCCGAGGGCGCCCTGACGAGCGGCCCGGACTTCTCGCCGTCGACCGAGGCGGACAGCCCTACCGAGCCCTCTACCGCCTCCGCGTAGCGCTAGAGGGGAAACACGACTACCCGGCCCATCAGTTGCCCCTGGACGCGTACCGGGACTGGCAGCTGTGCCGGGTGGTCGGACCGCCGGATACCTGGCTCGACCTGCCCGCCGAGCGCCTGGACTGGATCCTCGCGGTCGATGGCGCAGTCGAGCAGGCCAAGGCCAACGCACAGGAGGAGGCGAACCGCAGTGCCTGAAGGCATCACGGTCGTGGTCCGCGGCACCCGCGAGGTCGAGGCCGCGCTCACACGGATGGACCGCGAGATCGATCTCGGAACGCTCCGAGCCCTGAAAGCCACCCAGGCGCTCGCCAAGAAGAGCATCCGCTCGGGGATGCGGGGACGGCCCCGGTGGGACCACCGCGGCAAGTCCGCCCGCACCGGAGCCACCGTCAAGCTCAACCTGTCCCCGCACGTTGTCTCCAAGGGCGGCGGCCCCGGACGGCTGACCGGCAAGCTCGCCCGCGGCGTCGGCGGCGTGCGACGGCCCAAGCCCGTGCCGGGCGGAGGGTTCGCCGGCGGCGTCGGGGTCGGCGGCGGCGTCCGCAACCTCTACAAGAAGCGCCAAGAGGCGCAGTACCCCTACGTGCGGCCCGGCCTGCGCAAGGCCGAGCCGAAGATGGCCGCCGTCTGGCAGATCGCCTGGGGGCGCGCCACCCGCATCTGACAACTCCACACCAGAGCAGCCCGAGGGAGGTGACCTCCCTTGGGAGCACTGCCTCCGGTCTTCATCGAATTCCTCGGCCACTCCAAGGGCGTCAAGACGGCCATCGCGGGCGTCAAGGGCGAGATGGCGGCGGCCGACTCGGCGGGCGCGGGCGCGTTCAAGCGCACCGGCCTGTACGCCAAGGCGGCCGTCGTCGGCATCGGTATCGCGGCGGCCGGCGTCGCCGTCCACACGGTCAAGATGGCCGGTGACTTCCAGGTCCAGATGACCCGCGTGCGCACCGGCGCGGGCGAGGCCGCGCAGAACATGAACATGGTCGGTCAGGGCGTCCTCGCCATGGCCGGGCAGGTCGGCCAGGGGACCGGAGAGCTCACCAAGGGCCTGTACATGGTGGAGTCCGCCGGGTATCACGGCGCGGACGCCCTCAAGGTCCTCAAGGCCTCCGCCCAGGGCGCCAAGGTCGGCGCCGCCGACCTCAACACGACGACCGACGCCGCCACCACGGCGATGAACGCGTACAAGAGCGGCGCGGACAGTGTCGTCCCGACGATGAACGCGCTGATCGCGACCGAGGCCGAGGGCAAGACCAACCTCGAAGCCCTCGCCGGGTCGATGTCGACGATCCTGCCCGTCGCCGCGGCCGCGAAGGTCGGACTGCACGAGGTCCTCGGCGCGATGGCGACGATGACCGCGCAGGGCACCCCGGCCGCCGTCGCCGCGACCTACCTGCGCCAGACGATCGGCCAACTGTCCAACCCGTCCAACAAGGCCGCCACCGAGATGAAGAACCTCGGGCTGAACGCGGTGCAGGTCGGCCAGAACCTCGGCAAGAAGGGCCTCGCCAGCACGCTGACGATGCTGACCGACGCCATCGAGAAGCACATGGGCCCGGCGGGCACCGTGATGATCCGGCACCTGCAGGGTGCGGCGAAGAACACCACCGAGTTCCAGCGGGCGCTCGCCAACCTGCCCCCGACGCAGCAGACCTACGTCGGCGCCCTCGCCACCATGGTCGGCGGCACCAAGTCGATGCAGGCCGCACTCCAGCTGACCGGCCCGCACATGAAGGACTTCATCCGCAACACGGCGGGCATCGAGGAGCACGTCAAGGCCGGCGGTCACTCCATCGAAGGCTGGGCTGACGTCCAGAAGAACTTCAACCAGAAGATGGCCGAGGCCAAGGCCTCCGCCGAGGCGCTCGGCATCCAGATCGGCCAGTTCCTGATGCCGACCTTCCAGAAGATCATGGGCGTCGTCGCCGAGGGCGCGTCCTGGATGGCCAAGCACCGCAACGTCGCCAAGGCCCTCGCCATCACCATCGGTGTCGTCCTGGTCCTGGCCATCGCCGCACTCACCGCCGCCCTGTACGAGATGGCGGCCGCCGCCGCGGTCAACCCGGTCACCTGGATCGTCCTCGGCGTCATGGCGCTGATCGCCGCGATCGTCCTGCTCGCGATGCACTGGAAGGCCGTCTGGGGCTTCATCAAGCAGGTCGGGCACGACGTCGCCAAGGCAGTCGTCGGCGCCTGGGACTCCGTGCGCGACGGCACCGTCTCCGCCTGGAACGCGACCGTGAACT